AATATTCAATACTCTGATAATATTTGGATACAGTGAAGCAACGTCAAATGATACTACATCTTCATACATTCCTGGAATGGGTGGCTTAACATATGCTCCTTCAAATTGGTCCTTTTTAGATTGATGTTCTTTTTGTGAAATAACAATCTTCTCTTGATATAACCAATTGAAAATCAATACGTCCCATGTTCTCACTTGCGCGAGTACATCAATATAATTTACTTTGGCCAAGTATGCGACCGAAACGGTCAATTCAATTAACTTCCGTTTCTTTTCCAATAACTCAATTAAATTAACATCCTGAATATTATACTCTACAAACCATTGAAAATCTTTGGTATAAAATTCTTTCAATGTTTCATATTTTTCATGCCAATCAATTTTACCTTCACCTTTTAATTCCACCTTTGCAATGTAATCCAATTTATTATTTTCTCTGGGTTCCATTACATTCTTTTTATATATTTGAAGATAATCTAATTGAGCGGCTCCATATAACTCATAACACTGGCGATCCTTATGTTGAAAATTAACTGTTATTTCTTGAACAATTCCCCATGATGAAAGTTTCCGGGCTATTTTACCTTCGTCATCAAACAATAAAACCAAGCGATGATATAGATAAGGAATATCAAAAAATCTGGAGTTCCAACCAGTTATAATATCAGGATCCAATTTATTCCAAACTTTTAGGAATCCTAATAACATTTCCTTTTCATCTTCAAACTCATAATGAATAATGTTATCTGTTTTCGGAACAAATTTATTCTTTTTATTATACAATTTACCATCAACAAAAGTAAATACGTGGAATTTATCCTGATTAAAATCCTTTATGGTAATTACATTTATTCGCTCACGCGCCGTTTGAGCATCATCTTGTTTAAAACCATATTCATTTTCATGTTCAATATCAATGGTTACAATAGACAGTTGATTCAAATCATATTCCAATTCATGTTGAGGATATTCGTCTGCAATAAAAGCATAATGAAATTGAGTATTTCCATAAATCGGTTGGCCATTTGAAACATCTTCATTATCGGAAAGAAATTGTTTGGCTTCTTTAATACAATCAAAGTCAATTTTATCAACCGGCTCTCCGGTTAATGTTTTGTATTCATTAGTAGTTTTCTCACAGTTTGGAATATATAAAGATGGTTTATATGCCACTTTGCGTCGGACTCTTTGACCATTTACTATCTCTTTAAGTAAAATATTATTTCCGTATTGGTGGGCACTTGTATAGAATTTCATTCAACCTCTACTAAGATTATTATATCATATTTGCAATCATATGTCAATCATAAATATTTGATATATGATAGTATCTCAAAACGGATTAATTAAAATACAATACTTTGAAGGATTTGTCGATCACGCGTATCCTGATGCAAATGGTTTTTCTATTGGTTTTGGCACAAATTTAAATACTCCAGAATTACTTGCCAAATATAAACAGCCAGATGTAACGATTACACGTGATGAAGCGGCATTATTGATGATGGGTAAAATTGGACAAATTGAAGATGCATTTACAAAAGTCATTACGGTTCCATTAACTCAAAATCAATATGATGCACTTGCATCATTTACATATAATATGGGAATTGGAGCATTTGAAGCATCTACAATGCTTAAATTACTTAACCAGAAAAATTATAAAGCGGCCGCTGATGAATTTCCAAAATGGAGTTTTTCGCAAGGAAAACAAAGTCCTGGATTATTATCACGTAGAAACCAAGAACGTACAATATTTCTTACTTAAACACCGCGCCATCTAATTATCATTTTATTTCTCCATTTTTACTTTTTTCTCTGCCTTTTTCTTACGAGCATGTGATGCGGATCTTTTATTCGCTCTGGCGATGGCTTCATCCCATTCTAGGATTTGCTCTTGAACGGCCATCTTTGCCGAATAAAGGCTAACATATTCGCCAAAGTCTTCATCCTCGATTTTTACTTCCCAAATAAAAAATTCATCACCATCAGATTCATCATAACTAGTAAATACAACCGCCCATATTTTATTATCGGGATCAACCAATGTATGGCATTGCTTGCTTACACGGACCCATTCCAGATCTTCTAGCATGATACATCCTTGGTTTAAAATTTCATTATCTATAATCATCAATATATCCTTATTTATGGTCTTGAAGAAATCAATTGTGCTCCTGTAATCGCAACACTTGTTACTGGATTTAAATTACGATATATTACCGCTGCATTCATTCCATATCCGATAATTCGGTCGTACCAACGTGGGTTAGTTAATTTTTTAAAATTACCAGTAATCGCATCAAAATTAGATGCAATCTGATTTGAATCTTTCATAAGCGCCGGAAAACCGGTATTAAATGTTTTGGAAGCATCACTAACATCCCTTGCCGTATATCTCAAATTTGTTAATAAATCCGTTGTTAAATTCTGCCAACATAATTCATTTACCATACAATCTGTTTGCGTATTAAATCTTGAAGCCACTTGTGCGGGAACCACTGAATAAACGGCTGTTAATGTTGCAATATTGGTATTTAAAGTTGTTTCTTGGTTATTTAAATTTTTATTAAACAATGCCAATTGGTCATTTAAAATTTGGTTTGAATTATTTATTACAGGTGTTAAATTATCAATTCGTTTAAAAGTATCTACCTGAATACTACCAACTCTCTTATTCGTTTTATCGAATAATCTAGTTGCAAATTCTTGGAGACTATTTGCGCGTGTATCAATTAATTTAACTGTATCTGTTCTTAATGCGCTAACTTGTATTATAGCATCTCGATGAAAGGATGTCAATTGGTGGTTAATGATAAATGGAGTATAAAAAAAAGCAAATGCAATACATAAAAACATTATACCTTTGGTTATTAAAATAAATCGTGTCATTTATTTCCTATTAATATATTCCATTGATCTATAAACGTACAACTATATCTCATTGAAATAGTTCGTCCATTTTTTATTCCAAAAATTATTGGCATTGCTCTAACAGAAAATTTATTTACCAATTCTCTTTCAACATCATAATCAACCGAGAAAAATTTTATATCTGGATTTGATTCTATCTGTGATTCCAAATAATTTTTAGAATCCATGCCAATAACATCCCAAGTGGCTGTAAAAAATAATATAACAGTCCCTTGATAATCGGCTACTTCCGCTTGATAATCTTTTAATGTTAATGGTTTCATATTTTTCCTTCATAAAATGGCGGGGGCGAAAGGAATTGAACCCTTATCCGCGGGTTTGGAATCCGTTATCTTACCGTTAAACGACACCCCCATTTTAGTGGCTTCAGTAGTACTCGAACCCACGTATCCGGCTTTTTCAGACCGGCGCTTTACCATCTAAGTTATAAAGCCAGATGGAATCAAAAATGAGGACGCCAAGAATAGACATTCGTGGCCGTAATTATTCTCGTTTTCATAAACATCTATCCCTTCATTATTATTTATCTAATCGATTAGTAAAAATATGGCTATTCATTGCTTCTTTCCAAGTCCAATAAATATGAAGACTTCCATGATACCATAATTCCCACATACCATTTTGTTTTTTAATTTTCGGTTTCATTCTTCTTAACTGGAAAATAATTAGAATCTTCTACCATACATTTTCCTATTTGACCAACTGGAAGTCTTTCCACATAATCACATGCCTCTTGATATGTATCAAATGACGCAATTATCTTTTTAGACTTACATAATCGAAATCGTTTCAATTCTTTTTTCATAATATTTTTTATAGTAGCCCTGAAGAGATTTGAACGCGTCTGCCAATTCTGCCACAGGGCTACTCTTCATTTACTTCTTTTTTTGAACAGTTGTTCTCAATGTGGCTGATGGTTTAGAACTAATATCATAAACCCTTACCAATTCATATACACCAACCGATATACCATCATCACCATCCAATAAATCCTTCAATACAGATGGTTTCTTTAAATCAGATTCTAATTGATCTATAAATTCATAACAACCTTCAAACATCAAACCAACCTTCTTAAATGTTTCTGACATAATTTTATCC